ATTCTTAACCTTGGCCATCTGGCCCTCCTGTTTGTTTGACAATGATACAGACGAACCCGACGGGGTTTAGATCCCGTCGAGGTATCGCATTGCGGCAGGCATCCTGATCTCGAGACCGCCGACCCGGAAGATGCCGGGAACGTCGAAGATCATCGGACCACGCTGCCAAACATCCAGGAACCTGTGCCGCATCGGGATCCACATCTTGAGCACCGACGGATCACGACGATAGGCAACCATGCGCGAGATGCCGCCGAGGCCTGCGGTTTCAAGACCACGAACGGCTGCGAGAGTGATTGGCCTGCCGGTCTGCACCGTCAGCACGTTGTAGTTCTTGATCCAATCCAGCAACGTGATCGGCTGGCCCTGGAACATTCGACCAGCCATGCCGACAAGAACACCTGGAGGGAGCAGGATCGTATCGGCATAGAACATCCAATTCGATCCAGACGCGATGCCGGTCAGTGCGCTATTAACATCACGGATGATCTGGTCGTTCGTCTTGTTGGCAAACAACGTAGACGAGCCGGTGCCGTCTGCAGGAGCAGTCGTTGCGGTGACCAACGACGAGTTGATCAACCCCTGCATGTTCTTCGCGACTGAGCCGCGAAGTGCGATGTTGTCTACGAACTCTTCGTAGGCTCGCCGGCATGCCGTAGCCTTGTCGGCGGTGAGGTTGAGCCCCGGAGTGTTCATGGCCGTGGCAACTTCTTCGATGGTCCACCGATAGCCGATGGCTGCCATCTCGATACCACGCTCGAACTTCTCGCGAGCCAGATCGGCCAGCGGAACATCCAGTGCTTGATGGTGGAACCAGTCAGCACGACCCACCATGTCTGCAGAGAAGTAGGTGATCGACTTCACCCACTCGTTGCCAGTCGAAGTCTCGACCGGGACGAGGTCCGGATACTGGACTTCAGGATACTGGATCCTGACTACCTGTTGTTCGATAAACGTGTTCTGGTTAACGACGAAGTTGAACGCGCTCTGTTGCGCGTCACGAGTGTAGATGTCTCTCATTTTACCGCCTCCTGACGGATTCTAAATGATGGATTGCGAAAACGTCGGGATGACGCTTAACGCTGGATGCCCAACTGAAGGACGTTGAGGTCGCCGGGAGTTGCACGAGTGTACTTCCACCGGCCACCGGGTACGACGACCGCGCCAGTATTGGTCAGCGTTCCATCGGCAGCAACGAAGCTGAGCGGATCGCCGGCAGCACAGGCCACCACGCAGCACGCGAAGATTTCACCCTTGGTCAGGATGCCCATCTCGGTGTACTGCGCATAGACGCCATCGGCGACTACTGTCGTAGTCGGATAGACGAGCGTCGGATCGTAGATTGTGATGCCGAGAAAACCGTTGGCGGTGCCACCGATAACAGCATCCTCGTCACGCGTACCTTGGGACACTGCGCGAGCAGCGGGAATGCCAGCAGCGGTAGCACAGTTTCGCGAGACAGCGTTGTAATCAACCATGCGGTTGATCATTCCAGGAAGGCCCGCTCGCATGGTCTCAGGGAATGTTGCCTGAGGAACCCCGAGCGGATTAACCTGAACGATGTCTCTACCTTCTCGACGAGCGACTTCGTTTCGCTGCGCCACATCCTCTCGGGACTGTTCCCGGGTGGTCTGAGTTTCTGCCATCTTGGTAGCTCCTGTTTAAAAGAAAGTGATTTTCCGAGTCGAGTCGTGATGTCGTCAGGCGTGCTGACGAACGCCAGCCGTCTTCCAGCGGTTCGCCAGAAGATCGTCATATTCTTGATAGGCCTTGGTGCGCTGATCGACGCCTGAGTCAGCGGTGTGCTGCAGCACGTTGACAACATGTCGCAGGTCGTTGGGAGCGCCGGAGTCGACGGTGGCCGTCAGCGTATTGAACGACGCCGTGATCATCTCGTCGGTCCAGTCCTTGGCCGTGGCGCCGAGCTTCGCGTTGACGACTTGACGACGGATATCACTATCCATCTTCCCGTCGACCAGCACCGCATCGCCGATGATTGACTTGGCACGCTGCACGACCTGCACGCGGTCATGCACCATCTTGTCGAGTTGCAGCGGCGACAATTTCGAATCGACAAGTTGCTGCTTCAACGTCGTGATCTCAGCGTCCTTGGTCTGCGTCACGGCTGCAGCGTTTGCAGTCTCAGTCCTGGCTGTGGCGAGCTCAGTCTGCGAGGTTGCTTGCAATGTAGCAAGGTCGGCCCTCGCAGTTCCGAGATCTTTCTCTAGTCCTGAGATCCTTCGCTCAACGACTTGCAGGTCTCGCTCTTCCATCTCGACAGAGATGCCGTCAATCATCATAGTTCTGGTGGTCATCTTAGTTCTCCTGTTATGAGGGTCATCATCACCCATACGCAACTTCGGTCCACCACGCGCGGTATGGGTGATCGCAACATGGTTGGCACGGATAGCAGTCTGCGTCGCATCGTAGGCTTCGCCCTTGTCGGTCACGCCATCAGCCCACGCCAGCATCGCGGTGTAGCCGACAGACAGTTGTGACTTGCCCTTGCGAACCTCGTCAACGATATCAGCATCCATCAGCACGAGTGGTACTCTGACGAATTCGCCGTCCCTGAGTATCTCGTCACCGAGATGACCGACTGCCAAATTCTTCCAGTTCCTCGAATTCACCTGCTCTCGCGGATGCTCGTCTGTCACGGGCTTGTGCGCCAGTGATGCAATGGCATCGGCGTGAAACACTTCTGCTTCCGGCCGGTAGACCCTGACCTGTTTCAGATCAGGACGACCAAGCTCAGCACCACTGTAGACCTGAATGCCTGTTCGGGCAATGCGAGGATTCGCTACGAGATAACCGTCACTCGTTTCGCGCATCTTTGTTTCTGCATCGAGAACAACGGTCTCGGTGAAATCTTGCTGCTTGTTCATTCTATCAACTCCATATCTCTAGCGCGGCTGCGGCTGTAACTGCGGTGGCGGCTGCTGCTGTCTCTGAGCCGCTTTGATGAACTCATCAACGAGACGCCTGATCTGATCTTCGTTACGAGCTTGTCGCTGCTCGATAATCGTAATGCGCTCTTCAGTCCTGGCCATGCGCGCCACGCTGTACTCAGCGCCGCGCGTCTCCATGATCTCGACGCGCGTGTCCAGCTTGACTGAATAGGCGATGATCCACGCCGCCCCCGCACCCATCGCCGCAAGCTGCGCGATCAGGAAGAGGACAAGTGTCTGGTTCTCCTTGATCCATCCCGTTGCTTGCTGGACCATGTCATTTGGGCTCTGCAGGCGGGATCGGTTTTTGTTGAACCGCGTCCAACACCAGCTTCATGATATCGGCAGAAACACAGGACGCCATCAGTTTGTCAGTCGCCTCCTGCCATTTGACAATCATTGTCGCGGTCTCGGCGCGCTGCGTCATTGCTGACGATCCTGAGTAAAACAGATAACCGAGCAGCACGAAGTTCATCACTACGAGCGCCAGCGACAACGGCTGGTCGGCCATCGTGCCGATGAAGTTGCCGATCTGTTTTCCGTCGGGAACAACCATGGCAACCTCCTGGTGTGATCAGTTGTCACCGGGCTTGGGCTGTGCGCTCGGCGGAATATCGGGCGGCAATGGTGGCGGGGGTATCGGTGTCAGTTCTGCTCCAGGCCCCGGTGTCATCGGTGTAACAGGCGGCTTGCTTGCATCTTCAATCCGCCATTTTTCCATGAAGCCTCGCATCACTTCGAGGATTGCCTCGAAACTGACAGGCGTACCGTTCACATCGATCGTGTCTTTCAACACATCTTCAATGGTACGAAAGACTGGAGCGCCGGGCATGGTTCCGTAAATCTTGCCCGGCTCGCCGCCGGCGAACGGCATGCCGCTGACACGAAAGATATTCGCACCCTCGCTGGGCTTCTCCGGTTCCTGAAGCAGCACTTCGCCATAGCCGACGACCGACTGTGGTACACCGAGCGGAGTGTTGATCTCGACACGTCCAAGCCTCCATGAGGCTGCGACGCTGACGGTGACTGATGTCATCGACCGTCTCCGTTCATCGCCCTGTGCTCAGGTCGATCCAGTGGTGGTTCAGTTTCAGGCTGCGGCGGCACCGGAGGATAAGGATGCGGCTGAGAAGGCTGCGGCGGAGTGGGAGTCGGCCTCGGCTGTTGCGGCTGCGGCTGTTGCTCCGCCGCCTTTTGTTGAAGGTCCATCACCTGCTTGAGGACGATGATCTGCATGTGAAGATCACCGATCACGAACCGAACCTCTTTCTCGATAGCTTGGTTCAACTGGTTCGATATCGTCTGCTGTTGGTCAACCATTGATCTTCCTTTCGAGTTGGTCAAGTCGCGCCGTGATGGCGTCGAGTCTGTCGAAGAGTCTCTGTTCAATCGGCGACGGCGGAGCCGGTGGTCGCACCAACACAGTGAATGTCCCGGCCTCGCGGTCGTACACCTTGCCGCCAAACTCAGCGTGAGGGTCGGTGCCAGCGTAGTCAGTGATCTCTATAATCCGCTGATTGCACGGGACGAACCTCGTTGGGTCGTAGACGGCGGTGCCGATAAAATCCCTGTCGAATTCTGGATGGCGATAGACATTGCAGATGACGCTGCCCGGCTTGAAGTTCGGCTCGCCCGGCGGTTCATACTCTGGCAGAGTAGTTGGTCTCGGATGTATCAGATAGAAGTTCGGACGAACGTAGTCGTACCAGTCCACTCCGTCACTGACACGCTTTGCAAATATAGCATTGGCCGGAGCATCCATCGCTATCCGACGTTTGTCCGGCTTGTACTTGACCCACGCACCGTGGTCGATGATCTTCATGCCTCCTCCGATCCGTAGTAGCCGTCGGATCGGCGAACTTGCAGTTGACGATATCGCTGTGTGTGTTCGTACGTACCGTTGTTGAAACCAGCACCGCCGGTCACGCAGCCAGTGCCGCCGTAAGGTTCGGCGAGTCCTGTATTCAATCCGTGTGAGTAGTCGCCGACATAGACGAGACGCGTGTTGTGGACGGGAGGTTCAGTGAAATCCTCCCGCGACCAGAACCGATACTGCGCCGCTCCAACGGACCAACCGCCGAAACCAAAGCGGTTGTCGTTCATCAGTCCCATGTTGGTGGCGTAGCCGCCTCCGGGGCGCCAGTACGAGATGAAGGCGTCGTAGCCTGCGCTGCCGTTGGCATAGATTAAGATACCGCCGGGACCGCCCTGATAGACTGAGGCAGCTTGTTGATTGAACTGAATCGAACCGCCAGTGGTGAGGGCAGCTAACGACGTTGCTCCAGCGACATTGAGCGCGTTATTTAAGTTCAGCGCTCCAGAGTTCAAGTAGCCGAATGTTGGCGTACCGGCATTGCCCTGAAAGTAGATACTTCCGCCTGGAGGCGGACGGATCGCTACGTTGGCACCATCGACGTGAAAGCCGACGGGGGCGGTGCCACCGAACTGCGCAGCATACCCATCCGTAGTAGTGAAACGCAGCGCACCAACGACACCCCCAAGGGTGATAAGTCCTGTTGCGCGATTGATGGTCAAGGCATCAGCGATGGCAACTCCGTTGTCGCCGTATCTTGCTATTACAAAGTCCGACCCAGCGTTGCTACCAGCCTCAGCCGTGGCACTGGAAAACGACACGCGCCAGCGTGTCGAACCGGCAGTCTTGGCATAGATCGCCGCGCGCTGACCAGAAAGCAACTTGTTGAGATTGATCGATGGGTCAGCCTTGCTGATTGTCAGATCGTCAATCATGTTGCTGATCGCGACCTCGACCCACGCCGCATCCTTGCGTCCGTAAATCTTGGTGTCACTCGGCGCGTCGGTGAAGGTCGCGGGCAGCGGCTTCCACTTCTGATTGTCCCAGACGTAGTTGCCGTACACCTGTCCTTCCGTTGGCGCGTCGGGGAAGTTCATCATCACAGTCTCGCATTCGCCTTGAGCGAGTTGATATAGGAATATCCAGCGCCGGATAGGTCCCCCTGAATCACGCACGAGAACGGAGTGACCGTGGAGACATTCGGAAAGGTCGCATTGAACGCGCTGCCGGTAGCGACACCAGTGACAATCACTGCCGGTGCTATCCGCATAGTTGGATTGAATTGAAAATAGCCGCGACGATAACCGCTCGTCAGGTCAAGTGGAAAAAGCCAGATACCGGGCGCACTAGCGTAGTCGTAATTCCTATAGTACCGCTGGCACTGGAT